CAAACTTCATCACCAGTATTTCTACGTTGAATAGTTACTAATTTGTTTCCATACTCATTTAATAAATCATTAAATCCAGTATCCAAATCAGCCCAATATCTAACTCCTCGATTAATTTCATATATTCCATCATTTAAATTATCCTCACCAGCTTTTACCATAAACATTTTATTTTGTCTTTCATTCCCGCTACCATCACAGTACCAAAATATAAAAACATCATCGTGAGTTGTATTATTTTCTTCTCTAGTTCTACCTACGGATTGAATAAATCCATTTTCAAAAATATCTTGATAAAGAGTTTTACCAGTTTCAGGACCTTCAGTAAAAACATGATTAGCTATGGCTGGAAATATATCTGTTATTTTATTTACTTGAGTATCATTTGTATTAACTGTATATTGAACTTGTTGTCTCCAAACTAAATCATCTTTAATCAACATAACCCTATCAGAACCCAACCACGTAGCTGCTTGCCAACCTAAATTTTGTCCTCTACGTGTGTTTCTTGGAAATGCTGGAGTTCCAACACCATCTAATTGATATGGGTGTGCATTTACAGCATTTGGAAACTCTGTTATAGATACAGTACCTGCAGGCGGAACAGGTGAGAAAAAATTTTCATTAACTATCCAAGCAGTTCCATCCCACATCCATTGTTCTTCTAAACTTGTAGCTCCACTTTGTAAATAATATTCACTTACATTAGGAGACCAAGTATAAAGATTGGGACCCTGTTCAGTTACAACATTAGTTATTTTCCAAATTCCTTGACCGCCAGGTTGAACTGTAGTTCCAGGTAGTTCAGCACTTGTAACTCCTACTGCACCATCAAAATTATTTATTCCGTATTGTGCTAATAATTGTGGGTGAACATTAGGTGGAGCAGATTCTATAGAACTAGCTCCTGCTATTGTATTAGGAAAATATCCAGGTGGTGGTGAACTTGGAACAGGTTCTGTTGGAGTTGGGCTGTTTGGATCAAAGTAACCAACAGGTGGACTCATAGGCATTTGCTCATTTTCAACACCTATTGGGTAGCTAAGTTGTATTTCAACGCCTTTACCTATAACCGTACTTTTCATATCAAATTCTATATTTAATATATCTCCACCAGAAGCACCTATAGAACTTATAGGTAACATTTCATGTCTAGATGACATAGGTCTGTGGTTACTTCCACCAATAGGACCTGGCCACCAAGAATAATTTGTAAAAATGTCATTTTGATCTATAAATTTTAAACAAGTTCCTCCTAAATTTCCTTCATTTCTAACAAAATGAGCGTGATATCCAACACCAGCAGTTCCAGCCCATTCATCGGTAAATGAATTAAAACCAGATGTCCACCCTACTACTTTTACAGCCATATTGTGTAAGCTAGAATCCCATCCAGCATCAATTATTGCTGGAGTTCCAGAAATAGAGTCCATTTCAATTTCTTCTAAATTTGGATTACTGAATATATTTTGCTGAGTTTTTTTTATCGAACTAATAGTTCCAATATTAAAAAATTCATTTATTGTTATACTACCACCAACCATATTTTGAGTAAAGACAAAACCACCTTCATCTGGAATTATTTTTATTGTATTTGATTGGTTGAAAACTGTGGTGACTGTTGGTGGAGCACCAGCATGAGCTCCAGCTTGTTGATCATCTATAATCTCATCACCTACGAAATTACCGCTTATATTTTCTATTTTTTCTACTCTAATACCTTCTTGTAGTCTTAAAAAATCATCTATATATTGCTTACCAAGTTCATTGTTATTAATTTCATAAGGATCATATCCATCGCTAGTTCTAATATCTTTTGCTTTTAATCTAATTTCTGTTCTTGTCGATGAAATTCTATCAACTTCATATTTTAAATTTGTTAAAGTTAATTGTTCTTGAGCTAGCCCATTAGGTCCAACTCCATTGAGAAAATCCTCTTGAGTTCCTCTATAAATTATTCCATTATTAGAAACGTATATATTTGATGCATCATCACTAACATTAAAGATAACACCCTCATGCCCTTCTCTTGTACGGAGTAAAACGGTGTTATCAGAGCCACCTAAATTTCTAAGAAATTTATATCTTATTTTAAATTTACCTTTCTTATATCCAAATGCCTGTAAATGTAATCCTGGTTTTAATTGAACATAATTTTCATCTATGATTGCTAAAGAATCAGCTAAAGATATATTTCTATACTCAATTAATGAATTGACATCATCATATAATTCTACGCAAAGAAAATCACGATCAACATCAGTACCCCAGTAACCATTTTCGTATGGCTTGTCGCCTACTTTTTTTGTGACACCCTTTAGTATTCTATTTTTATCTGATATTGATAGTTGACTTGACATTAAAGCTCTCTTATATCTCTGTTTATTGTACCGTTTATTGAATCATCATCTTTTAACTGATCTACAATTCTATCAACATATAATATGGTTGTTTCGTCATCATATAATTCACCTGTGTAAGGATTTTCAAATAACTCTATATCACCTGAACTATTTCTTGTAAGCAGAGTTCCAGCATAAGAAGAGCCAGATAAAGCCATAGATAATTGAGCTTGTTCTCTTTTTACCAAATATTTTTGCTCTTCTTCATTAATTAAATTTTGGTAAAAAGCTAATTCGTTAAGTTCTTCTGGAGTATATGGCATTAATTCATCTCCAAACCAAAAAAGTCGTAATTCTTTTTAACATAATGTTCCCATTCCGCTGGCATTTCACTTTCCTCAAATATAGCTTCAACAGGACATTCAGGCTCACAAGCACCACAATCAATACACTCTTCAGGATTTATATAAAGAGAATCAGTTTCCTTTGGTACAAATCCATCTTCCTTTGCTTCAGCTCCAGATCCTTCCTTATCATATGGCCCGTGAATACAATCAACTGGACAAACCTCTACACAGGCTGTATCACAAGTTCCAACACAAGGTTCTGCTATAATGTACGGCATTTTATCTCACCACTTTGAATGTAAAATTATTATCAAAGTATTCTACAGTTTCATCAACAGTTCCACTACCACTAATTACTTTGAATTCAAATTTATAAAACCTTTCAGCTTGAAATCCATTCATATCTAAATTAAAATAGTTTCCTGTTGAATCACAGCTAATTAATGAACCTGTTCCATAAGGAACTATTACATCCTCCGTATCAGAATCTAAAACAGAATAGTAAGCACCATCACCACCTATATTACTAATACTACCGCTTGGTAGGTATTTTACGGTTAAATACTCTGATGATGTGTTTGAAAATGATTTTGTTGGATATCTACCTCGACCAACCACTCTAAACTTTACTTTTGATGATTCTTTATACTCAGGCCTTAGTGATTGCATATAAAATACTAAATCTTCCAACTCTCTTGATGATAAAGCTTCTAAAGAACCAGTGTTCCATTTTGTATCATACCATTCAACTTCTAATTTTGGTGGATATATGGTATTAGTTTGTCTAGAAAAAAATGAAAAGTTTCCTAACATATCAGTACTACCTTCATCACCTGAACCACTTGGAGTTGGATTTTCTAAACTACCACTTCTTTTTAATATAAATCCCTCATTTACATAAGTTTTATCCAACCATTTATTTACAATAGGAGTTACATCCATTCTCATATCTCTAGTTTCATATACAAAAGATTGTGAAGCGTATACATCATCGTGCCAGGTACCACCTTGATTATAAGATTGTGAATTTTCTAATCTCCAATAATCTTCTTCTTCAGCTCCTGTTTTAAAATCCCAACTAACACCTTGTTGAGTTACAGGAATATCATGATCAAATCCTTCACCAACCACCCAACTTTGACTTACAGGCCAAGCCCATAGTGATTGACTGTATGATAGATTAGTTGGGTTGGCATCATATAAATTTAAGTAAAATTTTGGATTCGTTATTGTACCTCTAACCATAGATGATGATATGTAAGACAAATCAAATTTCATTAAAATGCGAGAAACACCAATCATTGTACCATCAGATTTTTGGTCTTTTCTAATTTCTAATATTTGATCAAGACCTGTATTTTTACTTCCTGTTCGTGAATAAATTGTAGTATCTATTTCTGGAAAAATAAAATAATGCATTAGTAGCTACCTCCCTGACCTGTTTCTGATGTGCCTGTAGAATTACCTACACATCTACCTTCAATATCACTACCAGGATATTTTAATTCAAAAATACTAGGATCAGCTGATGGATAAACTATTCCATTTTTGGTAGCAGTTTTGATATCATATAAATTACCTGAGTAACCACCTGTAGAACTAAATTTGTTTACTATTTGTATAACAGGTTTATCTTGTACGCTAGAATCTACATCATTATCTTCAGGTGGAACTATAGCAGAAACACCGTCTACAAGTGAAATTTGATAAGCTAAATCAGCTAGAACTATTGGCTGTGCAATTTGCCATTTATCAATATTAAAAAATTCTTTTACCTTTTCTATTGCTTTTAATAAGACTTCCTCTTTATTATAACCTACTCTGGTTAATATATTAAATCTAACACCAATATTAATTATGAATGCATCTTTAATATTTATAGCATCTGTAATCATTCTAAACTGCGTTAAGTAAGTTTGAATGTTTTCTTTTACTGCTTGGTTTACATTTATTACAGATTTATTAGCATTGTATCCTAATACATAAAAATTCATAGCCATAGGATTAAAAATTCTATTACCTGATTGAACTTCGTCTACAGTTGCAGCAGGATCTATTTGACTGTCTTGAACTATATGAGCCTTTGCTATATTACCAAATCTTGGTGGCATTGAATATACTCTAGTTATATAATCCTCTCTTGTAACTGCTCTTGATTGTGCTTGAAAGTATGCTAATGTATTTTGCTTTACATCAAAGATACTCTCTGCCCCACTACCACCTGTAGTTGGAGATGGATTAGTAACTTTTACAGAAGCTCTAGTTGTAGATAATAAACCACTATTTAAAGTAGTAGGATTCTGTACTGATTGATTCATAGAAATTATTTCTCTTATAGAATTAGCTTTAGAGTTGTGATCTACCCCTCCACCGTATCTGTAAGTTATTGCAAGAGTTGTATTAGATGGTGCTTGACCATAACTTCTAGTTTTCAAAAAATTAGAAGGATCAAGTGCTTCTCCTAATTTTGAAGGTGAGCCAGGTAAAGAAGAACCAACATTTTCAGGATTTGGAACAATTTCCTCATCAGGACTATCGCTTATACCTGCACCAAACCTTAACTCAGTTCTACCATCAGTTCTAATAAAAGTAGTAAATCTACGAGAGGTTTTAATTAATCTTAACAAATAAGGAGCTGAGTCTGAAAAAGTTGCTAAATCAGGATCATTTAAACCATCATTTTCCATATCAGCAAAAACACTATCTTGAGCTAGATAACCAACTTCATACCAATTATTACCATCATCATCAGTACAAGAAATAACTTCTGTAACATTTTGTTCAGCTAAAGATATTCTACTATATTTTTCCGCATTAGAAAAAGTAAAAAATTCAGTTTTAGTTTCTCCACTTTCTATTTTAGCTGATTTTTTTAATAAATAAGTTACAGGTACATTTCCTGTACTTTCATAAACAGAAACTTTCATCGGATCAATTGAACTAGAATATCTAAAATTTACATCTTCTGTAGTTCTGAATTGTGTTCCATTTGTAGAAGATAATTTCATTCCTTGATTTATTTTTAATCCATATTCCAAATCAGGCTTAACTGTGTAATCAGCTCCAGTTCCAACCGCTATCGCAGGAACTATTTGAAATACATCAACTCTACCTAAAGATGGAGATGCTAGTTTTGGTTTATAACCAAAAGTTTGAGCCATATTATAAACAGTTCTTTTTTCTTGAGCAAATGCTAATAAAGATTCTTTAAATTGATTATCTATGTAATATGAAAGAACATCACCAACATATGATGCCATTTCTATAAACATCATACCTGGAGAGGCTTCATTAAAATCGTTGTATGTATTTGGAAAATACACTTTAGCAAATTCAATTAAATTATCTTTAAAAGATGTAAAATCTTTGTTTAAATATCGAACTTCCTTTACTGATTTTTTAGGTGCTGTATATGGCATTTAATTTCTCCACTATATAGATTGAAAAACCGCTAAATCAGCTTCGCCCTCACCTGCATCTGTGTCTGCTGTTGCTAAATTTAAATTTATGGTTTCAACTGTTTCATCTACATTAATTGAAAATTGAAGTCGTACACCTAATGAATTTGGATTTCTAGAAGATGGTATTACATCTATAGCTCTAATCCTTACAAAAGGCATCCACTCATCAAGTGAGGCTCTGATACTTTCCTCGATCGCTACTTCTAAATCTGGCGTATTTGGTTCAAAAAGAAGTCTCATTAAATCACTACCAAAAGTTGGATTTCCTAATCTCTCACCTCTAATAGTTAACAATAGATTTCTTATATTACTTCTAGTTTGTTGTAAAAGAGTTCTTGTTTTATTAAAAAATCCTTGATCACCATAATTTAAAGGTAAAGATAAACCTATAAAAATATCTGGATTTAAATCTTTTTCAATTGCTGACATTATATTTTCCCATCTTTTTTATCTAAAGCTTTCATTACACCTCTGTAATCTTTTGTTAAATCACTCATCACATTTTGCACTGCTTCATTATTTGTATCAGCACCTGCTGCTTGTGCAGTTTGTATAGCAGCTGCTTTTCTACGACTTTCGGCATCACCCAACATACTACCATACCCCATAGCTTGTGCCATTTTTGTAGTGTCGAATGTTCCACCACCCATTGTTGGATATTCTTCCATTTCGGTTGGATTAGCAGTTTCATTTAGAATATCATTTAACACAGGATTTTTTGTGTATGTAACTTTTTTTGCGGGTTGAGGTTTTCTTTTAGGCAAAACTTCTAATACATTATTTTTAGATGCATTTTCAGTCATAGACCTTATACCTTCTTTAATAAATATCTCAGTTACTTGTTTTTTAACCTCTTGTTTAACTAATTCTTTAATTAGACTTGCAAGTTTATTTGTTTTTGCCATAATAGACTCCTATTTAATATAAATATAATATTTTAATTTATTCCACTTCTTCCCAACTGTTGATCTCGTTGGGATTTAGCTTTTTTCTTTTCCTCATTTTTTCTTAAAGCTTCTTTAAGATCTTTTTTTAAATCTTTTACATTTTGACCTAATTTTCTTAAAGCTGGTCCGACACCATCTATAGCACTTTTAGCATCTTCTATTTCCTCTTTAAATTTTTCTACTAATTTTTCTTGAACTATAGATATGGCAGCTGCGGCTGGATTTAGTGCTGATCCAATAACAGAAGCTTCTCTTGTAGCAGAAGCTGTTTTTCTTAATGAGTCAGCAGCATTTAAAACTGATTGTACTTGAGATTTTATCCCATCAATTTGATTTCCTTTAGATTCTAAATCATCTAGTTTAGTCATTAAATTTTGAGCCTTTATAATATCGGCTGATTGA